GATTTTATAAAATCAACTATTTCTTTTTCTCCCTTAGAAATATTTCCAGTGCAACATCTCTTACATCCAATAGATTTTGCATTTAATAAACTATCTGGAGTTTGATTAAAATATTCTTTATGAATCTTACAAAATAATTTCATTTTTATTTTTGCTGAAACATATGTATTCATATCAACATCAATATGATTTAATTTTAATTCATCAAATTCTTTAAAAAATTGTTCTGCTGATTTAGTCTGATCTTTAGATCTTTTGTCGATACCACAATGAATACAACCATATCCTGAAAGATGGTTATTTGGAGTTTGAAAGAATGGTCCATGAATTGGACATATTATTTTTAATTTTGTTTTTGCTGATGTATATTTAGATTCTGAATAATCATAAAAACAATCAAAGTTAATTTTTGATTTTTTTATAAATCGTTCAAGCTTTTCTTTATTTGTTTTTTTAATATACATTTAATTTATTATACCATAGAAACAAAAAAGCCCCAACAAGTGGGGCTAAAACAGGAGATGTTTTTAATTTAAAATTTAAGCACTGCCCTGACCACCAAGCGCACTGCCCGGCCCAGAGTACCCGCCAAGATCTTGTCGAGCATGATCAAAGCTTAATATACAGTTAATTTGTACGGCTTCTGCTGAAGAATAATCAACATCACCCAAATCAACGTTTTCTAGAAAACAACCTTCTAATGTGATTCGTTCTGCAACTTCATCATCACGACCACCATCAAGCATTTCAAGTAGTGTAGCAAATTTATATTGCGAAGCTTCGGTTGCTGCTCCAAGAAATGGACCTTGTGCTCCAGTCAACCATTGTTGTACCTGAATTTGTTGTTGAAGGATTCTAGATGCTGTACCTGAAATATCATCTTCAAGCGTGAAGTTAATAGGATCAAAAAGGTGTTTACCAGCAACGAATGCACGAGAATTAAAACGATGAATTTCAATCTTATCGAATGTAAGTTTAGGACGTTCAAAAGTCACCAACTGGTGGCTTAGTGCAGTAGACGTGGAGCCACCTGCGATCCCCTGAAATTTTACACGCCAGCGGTGCTTGTGCTTGGGATGTAGAATTCCTTGTGCAATATCTGGAATACCGAAATCATTAATAGTACTCATTTATATGTTCCTCAACAAACTATGTTTTTTATATACAAGATATTTAGTCTGATGGTTTTAATTCTTGGTATTTTTTCGTTAATTTATTACAATTCTTCGTCTTTTTTAGGATTAATTACCTTTGCAGAGCGTGTTCCTGACTTAGCATCTTCTATTGCTTGTAATAAATCGTTTGTATCACCGATGAAATAATTGTTGTTTGTGTTGCCGCCTTTTTTACCTTCACCAACATCATGATTGATTTTCTTCTCAGCTAATTTTAATTTATCTTTGTTAGCTTTTTGGTGGCCTGAATCTTTTGCTGAGTCTAATGCTATACGTAAGTACTGAGCTGCAACTTCTGCATTTCTGGCTTTATATTTACCTTCAACTAATTCAGCATCTTGCATCTGTCTTGAATATGCTTGAATAGAAAAATTATAAATCTCTTGAAATTTAGTCTCTACCTTCTTATCTATACGATCATAGAATTGCTCAACTTTTGGCATCTCATCCATAACCATTTCCATACTATCATCAACTTCAATTAATTCATTAGCTGCTCGCTGTGCTGAATCATCTTCATCATCGAGTACATCAAACATAGATTCTGAATCATTAGGATCTTCATCTAAATCGCGAATTTCAACAGATTCTGCTAGTGGATCGTATTGTGGTGTAGATCCTTCGTCTAGATCAAGCAAACCTTCGAGTGGGTGTTTTTTATTAGTCATAAATGTATTTATTTAAATAAAAATGTCCTTTTCCGTTAATATGCGAAATCTAATTCCTTTCTTATTACAGAAAAAATTAGCTGCTTGCCATTTATCCTGATTTGTTTCCCAGTGTGTCATTTCATATAGATAGGTGGTTTCTTTCTTTCTTTTTGTTTTGCGTGGTTGTTTTGTCTGTGCAAATGGTTTAACTTCCCATAATTCTTCTACTATCTCATTGTGTCTGTTTACATATTTAACGTAATAATCTACAAAATACTTGTGAGTTCGTTGTGTTGATCGTTTGAAGTAAGGTATTGCTACAATTTCAGATCCCCAACGAAGAATTTTAGGGTTTGTATCTAAAAACTTACAAACATCACGTTCCCATGATGACATGCAACGAATTTCATTGATGTTGTTACCAACATACTTATCTTGGTTTGTTGGCTTAAACCAACTTTGATTATATTTCTTAGATCCTAATTGGTTCATTAGAATTAAGCATTATCGATAGGATTTAACACAAATGGAGTTGTTGTTGGTACTGCTGTTACTACAACACCATTTTCTTCTGCGCTAGTGGATGCTGCTGTGGTGGCTTGTTCTCCAAATGATGGTCTTGGTAATCTAGATGCTGCTGATGATAGTGCTCCCTTAACAGAGTCTTTAGCGCTATCTATCAAAGATCCAATTGGATTAACAGCACCATCTAGATCTGGATATAATGGGTATAGTGCACCGACTCCACCAACTTCACCATCACCAGTAAGTTGTCTAACTTTATCAACACCAAATTTGCCAATTGGATATTCTGGTTCTACATAAAGTGAATCATATTCAAAATCAAATGAAAATTCAGATCCAGATCCAGATTCTTCCATGTTTAAATCGGATGGTTGTAATGATGTTATTTTTGGATTATACATAGAATATGTGGTTACGGTATTTCCGGTTGTTCCAATATGATATAAAGATATTGATTCAATTACATTTTGAGTATTATATCCATTTTCAAGATCGGGGCGTAATGGACCTATACCCGCAGTTTGTCTATTTGTAGTGTTTGCAAAATCGCCAGTAGAATCAAAATTCATACCTCGCTCAGAAAGATAATTTTCATTATATTCCTGAGAATGTCTGTCTATAGCATTTAATGGACTCATTGCTTCTGAATATAACTTATAAAACTTAGCAGCATGATTATGGGTATCATCCATGAATCGCATTGATATAGGTTGATATGTTTGTTTGGTTGCAACTTTAGTTCTAAAGTTGTAATAATTAACATCTTCATAATCATAATTAATATGTGGTCGATTTGATGACTTAACCATAAATGCTAGATGTTTTTCAGCATCTCGATATTGAGGTAAATTGCGATACGGTGCTGTTAATTTAATTTCAACAAAAAATGAAAAGTTTTGTTTAGGTCCATAATTTTTTACTAAATCTACTGCCCACGGTGAAGGTAGACATTGAAATCGTTGATAGCGCTCAGATGGATCATCAGAACCACCAGTATTAAAAATTCCACGAGCTAACTGTTCTAGATTTTGAAAATCTTGTACTCTATTAGGAATATCTGATAATTTAAATTTTCCTTGCTTTATATCCTGTGATAATACTTTAGCTGCTCCAACTGCTAAATTAACTGCTTGTGGTTGAAAGGCTGTGATAGTAGTTCTAACTCCATCTCCCAAGCCCATAGTGTCAAGAACAGTAAAGGCTCCATTGTCCACTGTATCGAACGCTGCGCGACCTAAAGTACCGATTGCGGAGTTTCCTGTGCGAAATGCGTCTGAAGTGGCGGCTACTGTTTCAAGTACCTCTCTAATTCGACCACCACCAACTTTATTTAATACTTCAAGTTTGCCAATTTTTTCAGCAAGATCAAAAATACCACGCTCTTTTTCCAAAAGCCTGCTTTTTTTATCCAAACCCGGTGGACAACTTTCTTGTTTAAAATTTCTAGCCATGTAGATATTTATCAAAGATGTAATTAATTGAAATTAACGATTATTATGGAACAATGTATTGAAATATATTTCCAGTAAAATCTAAAGATTTTTCAATTCTAAAAATTAATGTTTTAACTGTAGCTTTTGCAGAAATATAACAATTAGAACTTTCTAATGGCTTTACATCTTCCATTGACCAGATAAGGTTTTGTTCATCAAGTCGAATTTTCTCAATAGCAGCAACCCCAACTTTAGTTATATTATTGGATTGTGTTATTGGATATAATGGAATATCGGGAATATCATTTTCAAATGAATATTCTTCGAAGTGTTTTTGTCTAACATCAATTAATTGTGTAGGTTCACCTGAATCAATTGCAGAGCATAACAATCCGTTAACAAACCAAATTTCAAATGGTTCTTTGTCTGATTCACCAAATGCATAAGAAGTAATTTCTTCTGGATATGTGAATGTGTCAGCCGTAGTAATATTACCATAGTATTTAAAAAAATAAGTCATTGGTAATGATTTTTCATAAAAATACATTACCGATATTATCAGTACAACATATACTATTATTTTAGTGAGTGTAAATTTTGCTTTTAATGATTCTTTCATATTAGTTTCCCGTTGATTCGTAAATATAATTAAATTCATTACTATCAAATTTAGTAGTTTTTGGTATTCTAAATAATCTAGTCCATGTTGTTAATTCTGTATGCATAAAACATACTGAACTTTCTAATGGAATAATATCAAGTTTCCATGTTTGGTTGACTGGATTATCTCGTATTTTTTGAATAGATACTTTACCTATCTTACTAAGAGTACTTTCTGGGCTTCCAATTGCAGAAAGATACACATCGGGAAGTTCATTTACAAATTCAAAATCATCTATTCGTATATCAGAAATATCTATTAATTGTCGAGGAAGGGAGCTATTCATTGGAGAACAATACAATTCTCGACGTTCCTCAACATCAAATGTTCCGTGGTTTGCTTTACCAAATGCATAAAATTCTATTTTTTCAGGATATGTAAACTCAGTATTAGCTAACACATCCCCATAATAGTGTTGATATTTTGTTGGTGATTGATGTAGCTCAATAAAAAATAACACAGTAACAGCTACTGCTACATAGAAAGCAGTCTCTATTGTTGCATTTATCCAACTCTTAGGTTTTTTTATCTTCATAAAACATATTTAGTTAAATTAGGAAAAACTTTATCGTAGATCAAGTATTAAAAAAAGGCACCCAATTGAGTGCCTTTTTAATTTTTATATTGCAGAAGATTTATTAAATTTCTGCACCTTGAGATACAATTCTAATAGGTATTGAGATAAATTCAACCGCTTTAGTAGGTTTAATTAAAACATCTAATATCAATTCAGAACGATCCACAACATCGGGAGTGTTATTTGAATCATCACATACTGTTAAATATTCAATAATACCGCGATTTGTTAAGATTGTACCTAAGAAGTTATCAGCCAACGCTTTAACGTTATCACGAGTCTTTTGATCATTTGGTTCAAAGATAAAACCAAATGTAGATAATCGTAGCTGTCTTCGAACGTGCATTACAAGACGAACAACATTAATTCGATCTAGCGCACTAGTAGTTGGTGCTGATGTTTTCTGACCCATGATTGTGATGCCCTTACCCGGCAAGAACACAATTGGATTCAAACGACCGCTTGGCACATCTTGGTATAGTGCATCGCGTTGACCTTGATTCAAGGCAACTGATGTGAAAGTAGTTGCGCTTCCAAGAACTCCAGAAGCATAACCAACATCAGACACGCCAGATACAAGACCACGATTTACACCCGCTGGAGCAAACCATAGGAAACTAGTGTTATCATTATAAGCCATTTGTCGAATTGCTGCTCCAGAAGGTGCGGATAGAACATTAGAACCATCTAGATTAGTTCCATAACACCACGGATAGTAGTAGCAAACACTAGTATTATTTTGACGTGCAGAACTTAATGCCCAACCATTAGTTGGATTAGTGATACCATCTGGATTTAAGTTATTAGGAGTATCAGCTACAACTAATGCTTCAGATTTTACATCAGCAGATAATGCTAATAGTTCATCTACAACTTCAGGATAACCCGGACATGCAATTATATTAAATTGAAATGTCTCAGATCGAACATCAGTATTACCTGCGATAGCAGCTTGAAGTGCACTAACTATACTTACTCTGCGAGCTGTGTCATTGGCACCAAGAGAAGATTTAGTTAAAAATATCTGAGTTGCCATGAAATCATTAGCGGCAACATTAAATAAATTTTCAGCTTCTTGTGGTGTGAATGTATCTGCTGTAGCAGATGCTGTAGGAGGATTAAGTGCTAAGCCATCAAAGCCGGGGAATGTTCCAGTAGATGCAACAGTAAAACCGGCAGCGAACACTTGAAGTGGATTAGATGTTTTATCGACGAAAAAATCATCTTCCATATTTCTATAAGAATATGCGCCTAATACTGAATCAAAAATATATACAACAGCATCTCGTGATAGAGTAGTTAATTCTTCAACAGAAACGGTTGTTTTTAATTCTACAAGGTTTGCAGAACTTGGAGTAAGTGTGAAACCAGTTCCAGCAGTAGAACCAGAAGAAGTTGTAAGTGCCACTGCATCAGCTACAAATGTTCCCACATCTGTTAATGCGAAAGTATCAATAGGACCAGTTGCTCCAGCGCCGGTTATACTAGTAATTACAACAGTTGCACCGTTTGACATAGTAAGTACTTCACCTACTGCGTAGTCAGAACCAGCTTCAAAAGATCCGTTAGGAGAAGTACCGTCAAAATCTGAACTTGTTTGTTTAAAATCAGTTACGTTAGCAACACCAAATACTAATTCAAAACCAGTACCGATACTAGCATTACCATTTAAGTTTGTTGCTGATACATGCTCTACTGTATCATTATAAGATCTAGATGGATCAACTGAGGTTGTGACAAAACTTGTTACTGTGCCGTTTACATCAACACCAGTAACACGTACTTGATCACTGGTTGTAATCAATGTATCGGAGTTACGTAATGTAATAACGTCATTAACTACATAATCTTGACCGCCAGTGAAATCACCATATGGACCAACATTACTATATTCTGCTGATGTTTGGTTTGCGCCAAATGCTTTCAATACATTTAGATCATTTAGTACACTAAGGCCAGTTTGTGCTAGGCCGTTTGCAGTATTAATACTATTGATATAGTTGTTTACTAAGTTGTTTAAAATAGTTGCGGCTTCTTTAGTTTTAACTTCCCATTGATCTTCAATATCATCAAAGTCATCATTTAAATTTACATTAGCACGAACTGCGTATGCGTTGTTACCTATTCCTAGATATTGATTCATTGCAAATAAGCCGTACTCATTTCTCGCGTCACCATGAAATTGATTTCCTGAACTATCAGAATTAAATTTTGGTTCGCCGTAAAGGTTAATTGATTCACGCAATGAGGTTACGCTTCGAATTCGGGAATGTTCATATGTTCCTTCGGCTCGATTACCGTCTGGGCGCAATTTTTCATCTTGAGTTGCAATGAAAAACAATGGTACTAAACTAGATGAATTTGAGACAAAAAGGCTTTCGTCTATAATGGAGGTTTCTACGCCCGGTGATACAAGTGTCATGTTAATATTCCTATGATTAATTATAGTTTTATTTATCAATTATGATTGTTTTTATATACTTTTAATAACGGAAACCCAGTAATTATCATAAATACTACATGAATGATCTTAAAAATGAATTGATTGATTTAAATATTATTTTAAAAGATGGTAGAAAGACTAATCCCAGATACAAATATATATTATTCAGAAAACCAGAGTATCTTCAGAAAATTGTCGAAGAAACTTGTTTCCTTCAATATGATGCGCCCATAAGAGCTAGAATACAGTGCATTATACAAAACATAGATCATCAACCAATATGTAAAAGTAAAGTATGTGATGAGCCGTGTAAAATTATTTTAAATGGCAGTAAGAACAATAATAAGTTTTCGCAGTATTGTGGTAGAAGCTGTGGTGGTCGTGATTCTAAAAATCTTATAAATTAATCAAGATCTATATCTTTTATAGATTTTAATGTATCGTACTCTATACCATCTTGATCTAATTGTACTAATGCATCTTCTACAGAGTTTAAATTAGAAACTGCACCTACTCTCAATTTTACTTCAGCAATATAATTTTTACGAACAAGTGCTGGAGCGGTTAGATATATTGGTGCTTCAAATGATAAAACTGTTTGAATTAATCTACGATCAGTACCCGGTGGATTTTCTTCGAAATTGATATTAGTCAATTCTAACTTTCTAATGCGTGTCCAATCCAATACATCATCAGATGTTTGAATTTCTAATGTTGGATCAAATAAAATTAAAATCTGTTCTAGCATTTCATAATGTTGTTCTTGACTAGATGCAAACATATTAACTTCAAAGTTTGCCATATATGGAATAGTCATTTGTTGAGTAACAGTTTTTAAATCGTTTGGAAATTGTCCACCCTGTGGCATCACCGTCTGAGTTCTTTCAGTGCCTGTGCCTTTCCTTAATGATGGCTCTAATGAAATATTGACCAATGTTCCTGCGATGATGGGTAAACGAATTGGTTTGTTTTGAGTATTGTCACCCTTTATTGCAGCAACAACTCTATCTGAACTTCCATTCTTTACCGTTACATTAATAAATCTTTCATCTAATTCATTTGTCTTACCAGACTTAACCTTAACAGCCCTGAAAACAGCAAGAAATTGAATAAGCAGATTTTTTAATTGCTCATCATAATAATATTCTAATTTATGTTCTTTCATTTTTTGTAATCTGTCCTATGGGTGTAGGGTTATCCAAAAATTCCCTAATTAATGGACGTTTACTATTATTCGCTGATCTATAATCAGTTTCTATATATCTCCATCGCTTCTTAGCAAGACTATAGCGATGAAGTCTAGGTAAATTTGAATCACTTATATTAGTATAAGTTAAACGATGCCAAGCTTTATCTTTTGGATTATCTGGAAATTCATCACCTTCAGTATATGGATCACCGTTAGGTGGCATACCATCTGATGATTGAAATTCGTCAGGTCTTTGACCAGTTGATTCTAAGTTATTTATACCAGCGGCTTTAGCCTTAGCCAACTCATCATCTTCCCATTTTCTTATACCAGAATCATCAGTTCCTTTTTCTGGAACAGCAATTTTTGATTGTATTGCAATTTCTTCACTCACATCTTGATAGTCCTGATATTGAGGATCATTGCCATCATCACCGCCAAGTAATCCAAGTGCATCTATTTCTCGCTCATTACTTAAATCACCAAATACGTTTTGTGTTTCGCGTGAAGCGTATGCTGGTTGAAGAACCACTCGTTGGAGTGTTGGTTGCCAGCCGGGAGTGTATCCTTCAGCGGCCCAAAAAGTATCAACAACTTCCATAAATTTTTCAATCGGTTCTAGTGTTGCAGAGTATTGTGTTAGTGCTGGAATTTGAATTATATCGCCTATAATAAATGGTCGGCCTAAAGAGGCTACCACTGATGAGAAATTCGCAGCAATGAATAATGTTTCACTATTCATCTCCAATCCAAATCGAGTTAAATCGGTTTGTAGTTCTTGAATATCCCAATAAATTTTTACTGGTAATGATGACATATCATATTCTCGATCCCGATTCTCTAAAAGAATTTTATCTTGAATATTATGTTCCTCAGTAGCTAAATAGTTTTCTACTAATTGTAGAGCTGACACTCCCCAACTATCCATTTTACCACCATTAAATTGAATAGGTCTAACTCTCCAAAATCTAGATGATACTGAATCTTTTAGCATGAACGTATTAAGGCAATCGTCGTTTGGTAATTCAATTATTTGAACACCTTTCCATTGTTTTCCATCTTGAGAACGTTCGACTCTGACTCTTGTTGCACGTTCACTAGGATTTGATGATTGTTTTAATACTATCGCTGTGATGTGTTTATAAATCGCAGCATCATCTACTGAGTATTTTCTACGAGCTGTGTTAGCTATTTTAATTAAACCAAAATCATATCCAATAAATGCTGAAGCAACAACTGCATCTTCACCCTTTTGAATTGACTTCCAAGATGTATCGTAAATATTAAATGCATTTTTCGCTGGATATGCTCCGACTTGACCGCCTGAAATTGGATCACCAAAGCCTGTAGCATCGACTATCTTAGTTTGCTCATGAACGCCTAGCAGTTTGAACACGTTTGCATCGCCACCGGCTATGCTAAGACTCTCAGCAGCGTAACTATCTATAATGGAGGCATCGTTAGACAGGGTTAATTGCCACGGCTTACACGCAGGATCAAGAGCAGCTTGGCTTGGTAGACAGCCAGAATCAGTTTGGTTAGTCTGTGCTGCTAAATTATCTAATGCTTTTGGACCGTAAGTACCTTCACATCCAGTTTTTTTACTCATTATAGTTTTTTCAACCCATCCCAGTTTTTGTGTGGATTAGTCTTAGACTTTTTTAATTTGCGCTGTTTAACTTGTCTGCGACCATAAACAGTTCCGTCTTTAGAGCTTTTAACAACAACATCATTTGTAGCTATGTTGTTACTCTTATCACCATAATCGTAACCATCAGTATATTTAGGAACATCTAATTCCTTATTCTTTTTACCAAATGTGGTTAAATCTAATTCATTTAATTTCATAATTTATCCTATCACGCAATCCCATGCACCATACATTTCGTTTTGTGCTGCAATATAATTTTCAAGCTGAGCAGAACAATCAGCAAAATCTTCTCGTGCTTGTGCTGCAAGATCAGATGCATTCAAAGATACACCACCACCAGCGCCGGGTAATGTTCCGTACTTACCACGAATCTCAGATAGATTTAATCGAGCTGATGCCATTGCGTGTCGCTCAATCCAAGATTTAACAAAACGATCTTTAAGCATATCTTGCTCTGTTCTATCAATTGTAGTATCAAGCAATATACGTTCTTGCTTATGCATTGCTTGATGTAAATTTAACATTCGATCATGTTCAGAAAAATGAAATGTTAATCGAGTTGCAAACATAAGTTCTATTTGCTCTAGATACTGTTGTGATAAATGCAATGATGTTAGATCAAATCCACCGTGTGTTGTATTTTGATATAATTGATTAGTAAATAACTGATCAAATACTGAGTTACTAGAATAACCACCACCAAATACACCAGATCGTCTATGCGCTCCATGAATACCAACGATCTTATGAAAGTTTGCTTTTCTATTCGTCATAGAATATTTCTGAATACCCGGCCTTGTATCAAACATATAAAACTCACGTCTATATGCTATATCACTTCTCTTTCTCAATGATTCAAATGCACCAGTTATGCAGGTCTGTAATTGTTCTTCAGTTAATTCTACTTCTACTACTGGATGCCCCAACTGTACTCGTATACTGTGTGATAATTCTCGACGTTCATCTGCGGAACCATCCGTTCCTACACCAATTTGTGCATACGCTGGTTGTGATTGTAATCCATCATGACCAACTTGAGCTGGTTGTACACTCGCATCTTCAATTGCATCGAACAAAAAAACATCATCTGGTAATGAAGTGTTTAAGTATTGTGGAAGTTCAAATGGATTATCTGTGTATGTTCGCATATAACCACCAGCGTGTTTTACACCACTAGTAGTTACGTTAGGATCATTTTCTGTTTGCTGATTAACACCCGGCACTAACATTAATAATGAAACACACGAACCACCTTCTCTAGTTTCAAATACAAGATTTCCTTTATTATCTAAACCAGCGCTTACTTTACTTTTAGCTGGAACCCAATTTTTACCATTCCATTCTTTTAATGTTTTATCGTTTATATCAAACCACAAAGTTCCAACCGCGTTTGATATTGGCTTCGTTGTAAATGCTTCTGGTTTCCATGTATCTGTAGATGTACGTTGATATAAAATATCATTTTCATCATCAAACCAATACTGACCCGCTACTGGTTTAGCTGGATCATCATTTCTTACGATTGCATCAACTTCTGTCCATGCTGCTGGTAATGAACCACCAGTAGTAAAAATCTTCCATTGTTTTTCAGTTGTATCAAACCATGCAGTATTTGGTGCATCGGCATCTGCTGGATCTAATTTTGTTGGATCGGTTGGATAATCAATATATGAAAATTCATCACTGTAACAAGCGCCATCCCATAACTTTAATGTATTGGTAGACGTATCATTCCAAATTGAATCTTCTTTAATCTCTGGTGGATCTAATGGATCAACATTAGTATTATCAAATTGAGCAACTAAAACCCATGCGTTAGATAATGAATCCCATTCTTTTAATTCATCAGGATCAACATAATCATTCCACCATAGTGAACATGATGAAACATCTGAAGGATCAGTAGGCCATGACACATAAGCATCTGGCTCTAATGCAACAAATTTAGTACCATTATAAACGTGGATTTGATCTATGGATGGCTTGTACCAAACATAATCAACTGTAGGATTAGCTGGAGTTACTTCTCCAATTGCTGAATCGGTTTCTAATCTTGGAACCCACTCAAAGCTTGAACCTACAATCTTTCGTTCTCTAATAACACCAACGGTTTCATCAAACCAAAAGAATCCTGCTGGAATAGTATTAGGTGCGATTGGTAAATTAATAGCAAACTTTTCAACCCATGTTTGATTATCTACATCATAACCAAATAAACTTTTTATATCTGAGTTATACCAAAACTGTCCACATATTCCTTCTGCGCGTAATGAAGGATCATTATCCTGTGAAAATAATTGTAGTTCACACCAAACAGTACCAGACCATTTACGTGCTTCTGTTCCATTGAACCATACTTCATCACATTCAGGTTGTGATGGATCTGTTGGATGAATGATGGTAGTGAAATCATCCCAACCATCATTTACTAAATTAGCTGAGTTTCTAACTTTAAATTGCATACCATCTAGATCGAACCAATAATCATCTCCATCAACTAGTGCTGTTGGATCAGTACCATCACTTACAATTACATCAGGTACTGTAGCGTATAGATTTCCATTAAATTCTTTTAGTGTTTTGGAATCATCATCCCACTGAAGTGAGCCTGCATTTGGTGGTACGGTACTTCTAAATGGATTATCTGTATCTGCTAGTTGATCATTGATCGTATCAACCATATCACCATAAGTCTGAGCATCCTCACCATCAAACTTAACTACTATTCTATTACTCTCTGGTGAATCATCTGGAAAAGATGTATTTAAATCAAACTCAAATCCATACTCAACACCCGGCGTCAGATTCGTTCCATCCGTAGGTTTTGCACCTTTACCATCGTTAAGTGTAACAGATGATTTTGCAGGACTTGCTGGTTCTTCGATATCACCAAGATCAGCAGCATAAGCTCTCATTCCATCCGTGTGGTGGCGACCTTGACAATCAACAGCGTAAGCCGTTACATAATAAAATTTATCTGGATCAACATCTGTTACAACAAATGATGTAGTTAATTCTAGACCAGCACCTTTTTTCTCACCTTCGTAAAAAGCACCAATAACACAAGCACCAGCAATATTATCACCAGCATGTAGTTCTGGATCGGCAGTTGGGTCAGCAGTATATCGAACACCATCTTTGGGAGCTTGAGCGTAGGTAGATGCTGTTTCACTTAATGTTATTACTATTCCACAGTAAGCACTGTTAGGTGCTGACATTGTTTCACAGCCAGCAATAGGAGATGGAATATTCCATACGACAGTACCTTGACCAGATTCTGGTAGACCTTGTTTGAAAGATACTGCGATCTTTTCACCTTCAAGTTTGATAGTACCTGATACGTCAGATGGTGAGCTAAAAAATGACATAATTACTCCGTAAGTGCATATATCTACTATTTATTCTAAATAGGATTATTAATTAACTATTAACTATTTTTGTTGGTGTTTTTCATTAACCACTTTAGGAGTCGTTCTTCAGGCCATGATGGATCTAGACTGGTATCGTCCATTGTAGTACCTTCGAATTGTATTTCTTTTACTTCTGGTTTGTTTTTATCTCGGTACATCCAATTAACGAATAGTTTATTGCGGGGTTTTAATTTTACTTGTTGTTTGGTGCCTAATTCATTGACTGCTAGATTGCAGTACTTCGTGACTTCATATTCAATGATTTCTTCTGGTGTGCTATCTACTGCATCGAGCAGTGCTTTTTTAGAATTTAAATATTCTTTAAAAGTTAATTTTTCAGACATATCAAGCGTATCACTTTAGGTTTTAAATATTTATATATTTTGAGTTATAAATCTCGTTTATTCTATTTAGGGTGTATTATGATGAGAGTAATTTTTGATTAATTAATGGTGGAAAGTGTGATGTGATTCCGTTAATTTAATTAATTCGATAGTATAATATGCACATGAAAAACGAAAAACAAACAAATAAGAAGCTTAATTACGATATCGTGGTGGAACGAGCCAGAGCTATTTTTGGTGATGAATACGAATATCCAGAATTTGAGTATAAGAACAATAAACAGAAATTCGCTATTATATGTAAAAAACATGGCGAATTTTTTAAAACTTATGTAACGCACGTTATTAATGAACAAGGATGCAAACACTGCAAACCACCTTCACCCCCAACAACAAAGAATACAAAAACAACCGAACAGTGGGTTATTGAAGCAAAATTGGAGCATGGTGAATATTATGATTACTCAAAATCAGTCTATACAAAGGGTAAAGATAAAATAACTATTACATGCCCAATTCATGGACCATTCGATCAAGAAGCACAAAGCCATATAAGAGGTCGTGGATGTAGCAAATGTGGTGATATTATTCGTGGTAAAAAACAAGTAAAGTCTCAAGATGATGTAATTAAAGATTTTATTAAAAAACATGGAGACACCTACGATTATTCAAAGGTAGTATATACAGGTGCTTTTAATGAAGTAACAATTGTATGCAAAAAACATGGCGATTTTGATCGGGTAGCTAACGACCATCAATCGGGTGTCGGATGTCGAGATTGTTATTTAGAAGGAAAAAGAAAAAAATTAAATAGTAAATCAAAGCCAAAAGATATAAAACCAGCGATGGTTTCAAACAGTAACGGTAACGCTGAGTTAGTTGCTTTTATTCAATCTATATATGATGATGAAATTTTATATGATGATGAAACGTTAATCGCGCCTAAAGAACTTAGTATTGTAATACCAGATCAAAAATTGGCAATTCAATATATTAAAATACATTGGGGAACTGATCAGAACGATAATGTATACCATTCTGATAAAGTATCGATGTGTGCTGATTTAGGTTATCAGTTAATTACTATATATGAAGATGAATGGACTAACCGACGAACACAAGTGGAATCTAAAATTAAATCATTATTAGGTATTGATGATAGAGGTGTTGTATATGGAAGAAATTGTAAAGTTAAAGAAGTCTCTAAAAAAGAGAAATTATCGTTTTTAAATGATAATCACATACAAGGTGATGGACCGTCTTCAATAGAATTGGGATTATTTAATGATGATAATCTAGTAGCAGTAATGATATTTAAAAAAGATTCTTCTTATAATTTTACATTAAATCGATATGCTACTTCAAAAAGAGTAATTGGTGGATTTAGTAAATTATTATCTCATTTTAAAAATAATACAAAATGGAATGAAATTTTATCATTTGCTGATTTGCGGTGGAGTGATGGAAATTTATATAAAACTACTGGATGGGGTTTGGATGGAACATTAAATCCAGATTATTATTATTTATATAATAACGAACGCAAGCATAAAGCTGGTTTTCGTAAAGAAGCTTTAAAAGGAATGTTGGGGGATAAATTCGATTCAAATAAAACAGAATATGAGAATACATTCTATAATGATATATTTCGTATATGGGACAGTGGAAAACTTAGATTTAAAATTACAAACGATAAAGCAATAAAAGTTTCACCTAAAACAATAGAAGAAAAATTACTTGTTAATAATAAAATACGATTATTGAGTGAATATACAAAAGCAAGTGATCATCATGATATGGAATGTTTAGAATGTGGACATGTATGGAGTGCAACACCAAAAGGAAAAATTCAAACATTTAAAGAAACTGGAAACAGTGGATGCCCTAAATGTTTGAAAATAAACAGACAAAAAGAATCTGTTAAAAAATTAATTGAATCTATTGGTGATAAATTTACTTTTGTTAGGGTTATTGGGTATTATGAAAAAGAGAACACAACCGAAAAACATCTTAAAGTCAGAGTTAGAAATAACATATGTGGACATGACGTTGATAGTAGAGTTGACAATTTAAAATATAAAAATGTTAATTGTCGAACATGTAATGATATTAAAAAACGAGGACGATTTAATGAATACAATAATAATCGATCTATTGAATATAGAAAAACTGCAAGTGACTGGGAAAAATATAGAGCTGATGTTCATTTAGCAACTAAAGTTATATATGACAAACACCATGAACTAATAAATCCTGATAATCTACCAAGAGGTAAGGCTGGTGTTGAGGGTGCTTATCAATTAGATCATATTAAATCAGTTCGTTATTGTTTTGATAATGATATACCAATTGATGAATGTGCTCATATAGATAATCTTCAGATGCTTACATGGGAAGAAAATATTTCAAAGGGATCTAAAATATTGGAATAAAATCAGAACTAAAATATTGGAATAAAAAAAGCCGCTTTTATAGCGGCTTTTTCGTTTTTACTTATACTGATTTAAACTTATGCAAAGTCCATGTTATCAATATTTATTTTCCCGTAATAGTCGCTACTGTTGCCTAGACTGGTTTCGCTCGCAGTAAAGACAGCCTTTGCGTATCGTGTCATTACTGACATTACAGGCTGGTGAGTTACGGCATTGTAAACAGTACCAGAACTCATCAAAGGAACATATGGGCAGTAGAAATAACCTGCATCAGTTTCCTTGTCACCACCTTTATAACCAACTAGGATTGAATCATCAACACCTACTGGAGCAGTTACACCACCGTCAGCAGAGAATAGATCAGCACCACCAGCTTGGTTAAACAAGTAAGTGTATACCTTGATTCGACCATTAAGAGTACCAGCTAGCATGGTGTTGTTTGGTCCTTTGAAAGAACCTTCAACAGCAGGAGCGAATACTGACTTAGAAGCAGATTGTAGGATTGAAACCACCATTGGTGATACAACTACGAAGTTTGCTTCGCCTCGACGTGTCTTACGTGCGATTTCGTTTGCAACATAGTTGATGATAACACCAAGATTAGCAAAACGATCACCCAAGAACGCAGGAGTGTAGTTAGCACCATAAGTACCTGCACCAGCTCCATCAAAAGATGCAACAGTACCAGCAAGACCTAATAGGTCAGTGATGATTTCTTGATCAATTTCTTGAACGATATCAGCACTTAGTGCACGAGTCATTTCGTCTTCGATGTTTAGACCGTGTTGGCTATTCATGTCCTGCATAGCTTCTAGGGTCCAACCAGCTTGTAGCTTACGGCTTTGAGCTTCAACTACCTGAGAAAGAATACGCATGGTAACTTTACGTCCACCAGTACCTTCTAGGTATGAACCAGAACCACCACGATAGTTTCCTACGAAACCTTGATGACCCGGTAATAGAGTAGCAGCGTTACCATATTGATCAGTACCACCACCAGTTACAGCTTCAAAACCATCAGGTGATGCATCAGCAGCACTTTGCGCAGAACCAGCAGGTCCACCGTGAGCACCAGCAGCAGCGATATCAGCTTCAGTGTTACCTGCACCAGTTAGGCCAGATGCACCAGCAGCATTATCAGCGCCGATACCACCAGAGTACCAAGAACGTACAGGTGATCCGTTTCCGAATAGCTCGTCGCCTTGTGCGATACCAGCAGGAAGACCAAAAGGATTTCCATCAGTACCAGCAGCAGGACCAGTTGCAGCTTCTTCATATTGATGACGAAGTGTAAAAACTTGAGCTACTGGTCCAGACATAGCCTGTACACCAACAATCTCAGTGGCAATAGTGCCGGGGATTACACGACGAATCATCGGAATAAGAGTTTTACGTAAGTTCGCGATGTTATGAGCTTCAGTAGATCCAGCAGAAGCACTTTCCGTTAGGTAGTTCTTCTGGTTTTCCATCAAAGTATCAACGGTCTTACGCTTGTTTCCAGACAAATTTTCTAAAAGCGCACTTTTAGTTTCGTCCCAATTTTCAAATAGTTGTTCTGACATTATATATTCTCCAAAGTATTATTAAGTTAAGTCAAAAATTTATTATTCAGTAAGGCCAGCTATCTGACGTGCATGAGCAATCTGTGCTTTAGCAGTTTCAGTTAGTTCAACCTTAGTTTCAGTTTGTTCACCAGTATCACCAGTGACTACTACTAAATCTTCTGCAAGAACTTCAGATTCAGTATCTTTTTCGCCATTAACTTCTGAACTTTCGGAAAGTACCGTACCATCTTCCTTCTCCGTGTTGTCGTCTGTCTTGCGCACTACGCGACCAATGAATGTCTCGTATGTTTCGTCTAAACGTGGGGTTGGCACGTTCTTCAAAATAGTTTCCATCATTTCCTTCTGAGTTCCAGAAAGAGGTGATAGTAAAGAAGTCATTTTTTCATTTCGCTCGTACTCAGCTACTTTGCTTTCTGCTTCTTCTAGCTTGGCAGTTGCATCTTCTAGATCAGTTGCCATGCTTGAAATTGTTTCAGTTGTGTCATCTTCACTATGGAAGTTATCACGAAATTCATCAGCCATTGCTTCGAAAATCTTGCGACCGAACTGGTCTTTACGACTTGCTTCGATATCTTCACGTAGCTCACTTACTTCTTCAGCAAGTTGAACTTCAACGAAAGCATCAAGCTCATCAACTAGCTTAGCAAGATCAACCTGTACTTCATCAGCTAGAGAAGCTTTAGCTTCAACTAGTTTTTCAGCATAATCAGCTTCAAGATCTTTATAAGCTTCGAAATCTTCTTGTAGTTCGCCAATTTCATTGGCGAACATATCAGTCACTTTCTGATCGATAGCTTCAATTAATTGCTCTTTTTCAGCAACAAAGCTTTCAGTAAGTTCAGCAGTTACTTCGATTCGAGCTGCATCAGCAGCGGCGTCAGAAGCAGCTTTAACTTGATCATCAAATGCTGTACGTAATTCTTCCTGTGATTCAGGAGTCAAAATCTCTTTTTCTAATAGTTTTTGTAACAGTTCGTCCATCTCTTTTTCTCCAAAATCGATTGTTTTAAATGGTTAAAAATAAATTGTTCTTTTTTAATATGATAATTATTTATATAATGCGCGTGGTTTTTGTAAAAAACTTAATTTATATACTTGAAACCCAGTGTTTATGCGGCTCTCAGCTTTTTGAAAATTTTCATTTTTTCGTTAAACAAGTACTTACGTCATTAATTTCTTCTTCTTTTTGCAGGTTTTCCCAATAATATTTCCTAAGACAATGCATTGAACACCATGCAGTATGTGCCTTATTTGCTCGACGCCAGTGGGTTTCATCTTCACAACCTTCTCTGATGCAAATCGGCTTCTGATCTGTCTTATTTGCTATGTGCCAAAAGCGTTCTAGAACGTATGCGTAGGATGGAAGGAAATCGGTACGAATTAATAATTCTTCGTAGTATTCAGGATGTTTGTTGTTGAATCCATTTGGTGATAATGACCCTTCCATTATCTGAAGGGCCATTTTATCTAGAAGTGTTTCTGGATACGAATGGTCGTAACCGCTCATTTTCTTATTAATTAAATTCTTTAGTTAACCACTTACCGAATTCTTTAACAAAGAATTTTTGTGCATCTGGATCAGTTTGTACAGATTCGGCCAAAGTAAGTACTTTCTTACCTTGCTTGTTATCAAGAGATTCGTAAATTGCATTAGGTACTGCACCTTGAGCCGATGGATTTGCAACAATATCAATTGTCACTACGTTAAATCCAGATACTCGACCTTCGTTAACAGAACCAGTACCGCGACTAGACACACCTAAATGTACACCAGACTTGATAAGTTCTTTTGCAATGTTACCCATAGGAGTGTTAATTATTTCCGCACGACCTATAGCGTTGTTACCTTCCATGCGAATATCTTTAATTACATGAGATACGCGATCAAGGTTAAGAGAGATAGATGTTGGATGATCAAGTTCGCCCATTACACCGTTTGTTTGTTGGATACTTTCTTTTAGGTTATTAACCGCAGCAGTTACTTCAGAAAGAGGATATACACGCGAATTGCGATTTTGAACTTCCGCTTGCATGAATACACCATTTAACCAAAGTGTCTTTCCATCCGCAGACGCTTCTGATAAAAGGTTTGCTGTAGATGGTGATAATTCTTCAAATAATAGTTCTTGGTCCATTTTATCAGTTCCGTTAAATTAATGTTATAGCTATTATTTATACAAATTAAATTTGAAACACAAAAAAAGGGCCAAGCGGCCCTTTTGATGTCGAGATTTATTATTGTTATTACACTCGAATTTCTTATTTAATCTTCAACTTCTATTTCAGTTTGGAATTCATTGTCCATATTTGGAACTTCTACTTCAACTTCTTCAAAGCTTTCAGCTTCGGCTTCGCCATCAATCTCACCAGTATCTACTGGTTCGTAACCCAACATGTTTTGAAGCTTCGAAGTAGCATATTGATGAAAATCAACCTGAGTTTGCTCATCATTGTTATCAACCATGTTGTCTAACATTGATCGCAATTTATCTTTTCGGTATTCATCACTCATTATCAGTATCTCCTAAAATAACTTAATATATAGGTTTATTTATGAGTTAATTTTTATGGCGAATCTGGTGATTCACTTTCACCTTCAGCATCTCCACCGTCATCATCTGGCAAATCTTCAGTTTCTGAAGTGGTATCTAATGATTCGCCACCAAAGCCACCGTCCATACCTTCTTCTGCTGGCATACCACTGTAGATCTGTTTTAGCATTTCAGGACTATTATCATCCAAAGGAATTCCTAATTCTTCTCGCTTCATGCGATCATTCATAACAATTTCTTCATCAGTTAATTGTAAGTATCGTTTCATGGCAAATCGCTTTGACATATATTCGATACCATCTGCTGTTCCATATTGACCCAATAAATTACCATCCATTTCTTGCTGACGATACTTACCGAAGTTAGATGGTGATGGTAAACGCAATCTATATAATAATGGATCTACATAAATTCCCGCTTTCTTTAACCATATTTTAAATTCTTTATCTAACTCATTTTCGATATTTCGTTGTAATCTACCGATAAATTGTGCAAAGCGTAATTCTTGTATATAAGCAACACCAACCTTGCCATCATTAAAAGATGCTCCAGAATCATCGCCTGTCATCATATAAGAAGTAGGAATATTAAGACCTTCCCACAATCGACGTTGGAAATATTCTAGTTCGTCAGTATCACCACCACCAGTTCCACCGGGCAATGATTCGATTCTAGAACCACGTCCTTCTGGTCTAACAGCTACGAAAAAATCTTCATTCATACTTTGTGGATTGTAAACACTATCAACTGTTTGCTTACCACCATTAAATGATGGAATCTTCTTTTGCTTGATATCGTTTTTATATTGTTCGATTTGAGCTTTTGCTCGCTGTGCTGGAACATTACCAACATCAACATAAAATACTCGACGTTCTGGTGCGCGTTGTACGCGATAGATTATCGTAGCATCTTCCATTAATTCTTTTTGTTTATAAGCTTTATATACTGGTGCTAGTATAGAAATACCAAATGGTGCTGCTTCAGACATTTCATCATTTAAAGTAATTTGAACAATTTCTGATGCTGGAACCCACACAGTATTAAAATCATCACTTCCAGATACATCTTTTTGAATCGGTGATAATGCAGTTTTAGGTTTTTTAATTTGTGATCTAACTTGCCATGCAATTACTTTTGTTACATCATCTGGATTAACGGCAGCAGCTACTACATTTTTAGAATCGATGTATTCCCACTTTCGATCAAATTTATCTTTGTGCTTGCGAAAAAATACATCACCAAATTTAACGGTATTACGACAAACTGCGAATAATTTACTTTCCCAATCATGAATATCATTCCATCGAGACAATGCAGCTTTTAATGTTAATACTTCAGTACTGTCGTATTTTGTTTTATCAGTCGTTAATAGTTCTAAATTAATTGGTGTGTTGGTTTTAGGATCGTTTCCAGTCATTTCTTCGGCGATAGTATTTAATGCACGAGAAACTTCAACATCAGCATCCATTGACGAATATTGCTGATATTGCACCATTCTAGATGTTAATCCTTTAATTGTCGATTGATACCAAGCATTATTAGAATAAGATCCAGCGCCGACTAGATCTTGATTATTATTAATTATTGATTCGCCTTGAGTCTTAGGCTGGACAATTTTATAAAATGATGTAAATTTCGCCATTAAATTTTATTCCTATAATAAGCTATTTATAGCGAAAATAATTATATGTTACGAATAAACGCTGGTGCCACCACCAGATCTATATGGATCATATCCAGCAGTATCTTTAAAGCTACTACCCATTGCTTCTTGATTTCTGAAATGATTTTCAGTTGTTCGATTTAATCTTTCAAGTAAAAAGGCCACATCCCATATTGCTTCTAATTGTCGCACCCGTGTATCTTGTGCTGTTTCTTCAGCTTCAGTTCTTGATCTTACTTCGCTTTCATCTGTTTTTAATGTAGCATTTTGATCAAATACTGCCTCTGGATCTTTTACTTGTGATAATAGAGCTGCTTGTGCTAGTTCATCTCCAAGAGTTCCAGCTTCTTTAATTTGCTTTTGTTCTTTTGTTAAAGTTTCTACAGCACTAGTTGTATCTTGATTTGCATTGACTGCATCTGTTGCTGCTTTTAATGCTTTTTTGTCTTCATTAGTTTCATCCTTACCGCCGCCTAAAAATCCTAAAACATTGTCTTTAAGATCACCCATCCATTTACCATGATATTTGGCAGCATCACTAAGAACAGTTCCATCGTCAAGAGATTCCACCATTTCATTAACTGTGCCACCAATCGTTTTTCCGACTTCAGGCATATGCTCATTTATGTAATCGTTTAGTGCCGATCCTGCTAACCATCCAGTTATTCCAGCAACCACACCAGCAATAGAACCAACCAATACAGCCGATGATGCTATTGCACCAGCTATTGTTGATAAAGCGCCTCCGATACCAGCTATTATTGCTGTAAATTTTCCAGACACAAGTGCTACAATTCCAGCTAATTTACCAACATTCTTTGCTACTGTACCCCATGATCTTTTTAATAAACTACCTTTACCACCACCAGCTCTTGCTCCAGCAGCTCCCATACCGCCAGCAGTACCAAGTTTACCAAAAGCAGATCTTGCTGCTAAACCAGTAGCTAGAGTTCCTGCAAATTTTAACATCCAACCATCACCAAGTAATGTACTTAATCGTTCATTAAATTTCATAATCGATGCAAGTAATTCACTTTGCCATGTTGCATCAGCGGTTGGATCTGTTCTATCGTCTAATGCGTTGCCTGCCATTGTTACCGCTTTGGCTGCTGCACTATTAGGACCAAAATATTTGTCCATTCCAGTTTTATCTAACAATTGATCTTGTGCAATTTCTTGACCTAATGATCCTTGTTGTCGTTTGGCTGATTCTTTAGCTGCTTTAGTCATTATTAAAGCAAGTTGTGCTTGTTCTTCTTTTGAAGCTCTTGCGCCTTTTCTTAAAATATCGGCTGCTATTTTACCTTCTTGGCCCATTCCCATTGCGCCTAGTGCTGCTTCCATTTTTGCAGCATCTTGAAGTCTGCTTTTTCCATCCTTCGATGTCATCTCAGCTATAGATTTTATTACTTCTTGCGCTTGTTCTTCAAACATTCCCATCTTAGCTAAACGATTTCTTTGATCCATCAATTCGAGCATATAACCTGCTCGACGCTTTTTATCCATCTTAAACATTTTTTGTTGGATATCAGAATTGTTAATTAAATCATCATTTAATTTTGTGAAATTTTCTAACGTAGATCCTGTAATTGAATTTAATTTGTTAAATGCCTGCGATGCTCTTGCTGCATATTCGGATTGTTCTTCTTCAGTACCACCACCAAGCATTCTAAATTGTTTCATTGCATTAGCTGCAAATACTGCACCATCTTTTAAACTACCAGTGGATAACATTAATTCATTTGATGATTCCAACATCATTTTAGTGAATTCGTTGGTAGTCATACCAGATGCACTAATTGATTGTTTAAATTCTTTCTGAGTTCCAATTAATTCTAAATGACTCATTCCCATCAATCTAGATTGGTATATTTCATTTGCTGTTATTTTAACACCAGCTTGCATCGATGCTTTTGTAACATCCAAAGCTTCTTTACCAGCGATAGCTAATGCTGTAAATACTTTCTCTACTACGCGACTATTTTTTGCTCTAGACTCTGTTGTTTTAGTATCTGAATGGCGCATTTTATCAGCAGCATCATCATATGAGCTAGCAAAGTCTCGCATTTCAGTATGATAATTTTTTAATTCTTTGCTAAAATCGCGGGTGTCTCTGGTTAAGCTGACATTTTCCATGCCTAGTGCTGCCATATCAGCTCGCATGGCATCAGTAACTTGTCCAGTCTTTAGGAATTTTTCTCTATTTTGGTCATAAACTCGAATGGCATCGGCGTGACTGATATTTAATTTCTTTTGCATATCACCAATATTTCTGGTGCTGGCATTCATCTCTCTTGTTAATTTACTGCCCTTTTTATCAATTCGGTCAGTAATTGTAGAGAAACCTTCGGCAATACCATCCAATGCATTCTCACCATCGGAATTATCGATAAATTTACCGACTTTAGCCATTGTACGGTTTAATTTAACCAATTCGTCAAATATTTGCTGATCTGATGCTGCCATTTACGTGCTCTTAAATTAATGATATATACTATATAAATACATTCTTATTTAGGTGATTAGAGATTTTTAAAAATGTCAGATAAAAAAACAGTCGATACAACAGAATTACCGCCAGTGGCGACAGAGAATACTGAGTCAATAGAAACTAAAAAAGTAGACAGTAAGCCGTTGCCACCAACGCCATCTAACCCGTTACTAGAACGAGCGCAAATGCCCGGTGAGGATCATAGACTTCCATCTGGTGGTGTTTTCTATAATGATGGTGAACTAGATTCTAGTGTTGAAAATGGAGAAGTTCATATTCACCCACTGACTACGATGGATGAAATTAATATTTCGAGTCCAGCATTACTATATTCTGGTGAAGGAATTGTTAAAGCTATTAAACGATGTGTTCCATCAGTATTAAAACCAGAAATGCTATTAGCCCAAGACGTGGATTTCATTTTATTGTGTATGAGAAAAATATCATATGGTCCTAAGTTTGAATTTACTCGCACTCATTATGAGTGTGGGGGATTGGAAGATGATCAAGAACCTACCGAACAGACATATGAAGCAAATCTGGATAAAGTAATATCAGTAACTAAATCATTAAATGTTACTAAGATGGCTAAAATCTATACACTTGAATTAGATTCAGGTCAGATTGTTAAATTTGAACCACTTCGCTTTGGGGTGTATGTCAACTTAATGCAAGCACAGGCACATGCTGCTAGAGAAGATGTTGATGAAGAACAACAGAAAAATTTAATCCTAGATCAATTAGCTGGTGTTATCGCAGCGGTTGATGAAATTTCTGATACTAAAATGATTCGCGAATGGTTGGAAATTGTAACATCAGCTCAAATAAGATCTATCAACGATAAAATAGAAGAAGTTGCTAATTGGGGTGTGAATACTACTGTTAAGGTCAAGTGTAGAACGTGTAAGGAAACTATGGAGGTGGAATTACCCACCAGCCCTTTAGTGCTATTTTCCTAGTACTAAGATCGGGCGAACCCGAAGATATAAGACGCTTTATGGCAAAGTTATCTTCACAGGCTAGGAATTTAACAGAAACAATCGCTCACATTTCTTGGTATATGCGTGGAGGAATACAATACCAAGATGCTAAGGATTTGACTGCGGGTGAACGAGACATGTTAATTGACCAAATCAAAAAACGTTTAGAATCTCAAAAAGGATCAATGAACCCAGTTTATTAAATCTGTTGATATGCAGACTTCCACCACTTAGGTACTTTATGTTTGTTCTGTTGGTATAGATATCCGAACGAACCATCTAATATAAATGTAGTTCCCCAATCATCTGGCGTTCTTACAATACGACCACCACCTTGAATAACTTCTATCATAGCTTGACGTTGATACCACTCACTAGATATCTGCATACGTTTCTTAATCCATGCATCACCCATGTTCCCAAACGGTACTTTAACGAATATAGCAAATCGTGCTAAATCATCTTTTAAATCCAAACCTTCCGTACTCGATGGTGATATTAAAACAGATGGTGTTGATGTTTCGATAAAATCTTGAATAGCATCATTTCGTTTAATCTTCGAAGATGGATTGTGTTGAATGATTTCATGAGTACCACCAATGTTTAATTCTTCACACAACCATTCAGCTACTGCAAAATTACCTGAATGAATAACACCACTTTCACCTTCATTCATATCACAGATCTTTTTAATAGTTGCAAGCATCTCTTTACGATCAGCAGCATTTTCTGGTTTGTTCCAACCATAATTCATCTTCATACGTGGCATATAAAGAACAGGACGGTTCTCTGCATCAAATTCAGATTCAAGTGATAGGAACTCTGCTTCTTTTGGATTAATACCAAGATCGCGACAAAAATCATCTTTATTCAAAATAGTAGATGACATGAATAACATCTGCTTTGACATTGGATCCATGATTGTTTTGAATGAGCGCTTACCGTATAAACGTTTTAATTCTATGCCTTGTGGTGATGTGATTAAAACATAATCTTTCTCTACATCTTCAACATCAAGCTTTAATATGCCATGACATACGGTTATTTGTGATTCAAGAAAATTCAACTCTTTGGTTTTCTTCATTTCCTTAGAAGAAGCGCCTCTGGTATTCTTTGTTTCTTTAATGAATTCCAACTCTGCATTTATCTGCTCATATGCATTAATCAATGCTTCATTGTATTTGTCTCTAATAAACTCAATAATGTCGGACATTTCAGTTGATTTAGGAATTGATATATTATTTTCCAAACACCAATTCTCATTGATGATAACAGTATCGAACTGTACTAAATGATGTTCTACCTTATGAGCTTCGTCGAGTATTGTTAAATTTCTGGTTTTAGGTGAGCCATCTTCTGATTTGTACATGTTGGTATAAGACCACACGCTTAATCCCAATGTATAGTTCATTACTGTGTTGTTTGCATTTTGAGCAAACTTACGTGCATCAAGATATGGACACGACTGACAGCGCGGTTTAATTAAACTACCAGCAGCACAGCTAACACCTTTTTCATAACACTGGTAATTGGATTTACCATAGAACGAACTTAACTTTAATGTTTTATCTGTTTCAAAATCATTCTCATATTGTT